CTTTCAAAACCATCAAAGTTGCCGAGAGCAAGAGTTGGATTTACTAAAGTAGATCTAATCTTATCAGACGCAATCAAATAACTGGGAAGAGAACTAGAAGCAACATATGCTTCCCTCTTACCACTTTCGGATTCATTTTCAGTTACAAGGTATGTGTTATTGATATCAGACAGAAGTTGATCTTGTCCACCTCTGATTGGAACAATTGAAGAATTTGCTTTATTTTGAATTCTTCTAAAATCATACTCTAAAGAAGTGTTTAGTGTTGGTACTACACCAGAAATAGTGATGGTTTTAGTTGAAGTATTAACAGAAGCAACACTCAACCCACTGGCATATACCGTTTGAGTGTTTCTGCCAACAATTTCTATATTATCTCCGACTCTAAGACTAGCTTTGTCAATATCACCGACTAATACAAAACTAGATCCAGCAAAAGTATCAATGAAGTATCTTCCTGAAGTATTATAAACCCAGGAGTTAAAAAAGATTTCTTCGTAAGTTTTATTGGCAAGTGGGTTATTAATCCATCTACCTAAGTTTCTGATTTTGATAGAAGATGTTGCATCCAGGTTTTGGAGACTTAAGTTAGATAAAAACTTATCCAAAACACCAGTAACTCTCATTTCTACCTTTTTGGTAGTATCTCCACTCTCATATCCATATACGACATTGGGTGCAGAAATTTTAGAGTTATTAGGGATTGATGTTGCAATTGATGGGTTTACATCAAAGAACTGGTTGATGCTTTTTGTCCCATATGTCAAAGTTTGATAAAAATCATCATTTGGGTCACCAACATTGATTGTGCCCGTGCTTGAGAAACCAATTGTGGAATCTACAGTAATTACAGACGCACCAAGTCCTACTAAACCTACATTTCTGGTTCTTCCTGGGACTTTAAATTCGCCATCAGTGAGAGACCTTTCATCAAAACCTGTAAAGAGTGAAATTTTAAAATATCCATCTCTAATCGCAGTAACTTCCGAAATAGGACCAGAAGCTTCATTAAAATTATCATTTACAGGATCATTATCCTGAAAAAGAGTTTCTCCAATGAGTTTTGATGGATCTCCAGAAATTAACTCTACAGAAAGAGTTTTTCTGCGAACATAGTTTGCATATGATGGTTTTATGAGATATTTTTCAAGATCATTGATTTTTGGATCAATTCCAAACAATGCTTTGAAGAGAATTTTGAAAGAATCCTCAGTTCCCTTTGCTTCGTATAAACTTCTCGCTTCTTTAATAAAATTATTGATATCTAACTGCGGTGAAAGGTTTACTCCCTCTAATCCAGGAGTATACATCGCCTTTAACTTTTTATAGAACTCTTTCAGGAAAAGAGCACTAACATTTGCTACTACAGTGTCTGTAGAGTGACTTGCAGCAGTAGTTTGCTCCCAAACTAAATTGGAAGGATCATTAGGAGCGGAATAAGTGGAGATACCGCTGAATCCCCTGGTACATCCAGTAAAAGAAGTTTGAGTCTTGTCTGCATAGGTAATAATCTCACTATCGATCTTGATAAGACCGTGTTTTTCTGGATATCCGTCTGTGCTAGTTACATTAATCGTATCATCAGTCGCAGAAATATCTGCGGTGAGATTTGTTGCTCCCCTAATGACATCTACGGTCAGATTATCAACTTTAATGTACGCATCAATATTTTCAGCGATATCAGCAGGACCGCCTTGATAATCTTGCGAAATATAGTACTGTTTTAAGAACTCAACAAACTTAGGGTTCTCAGAAACGGCAAATTCGGGTACGACCTCAGAAATGACCTGATAAGTCTTGACCCGTGGACTTAAGGGGGAGTTTGTCTCGATCATCCTACTGTCTAATTAGCGATCCGTTGGAGTAGCTAGATGTAACTTGATATCCAATGCCAGAAATTTGCTGACCAGAAGATATAGTGTCTCTCACGATATTTATCTCGGAGTTTGAGAGGTCGAGACTTAAGTAAATGTCCTTAAGACCAATCACATCATTAGACTCAGGATACGCTTGAACTTCGATCACCCCATTACCCTTTCCAGTTGATGTAATCTTGACAGCATTGATCAAAATTTCACCTTTTAGGTAATCTACGGTGCCAGCAGACTTAACAACAACCTCTGCATCCTCTCCTTCGAGTTTTGCGGGTTTAAAGATGGCAATATCTCCGTATCTCCCATCATTCCTAGGAATATCCGTCAAATAGACTAATTCATCTTCTCCAGCAATTGTAAAAGCAGTTGATTTGACAGTTCCGCCGCCGTCTAAAATGTGGAATTGATTACCAAAACATAATTCATACTGAGCAACTTGATCAACCAGTGCTTTTAGGTCACGACGCATCGTAACTTTAGTAATATTTGAGGTAATTGCCTTATTTGTGTTGTCAATGATATTTTGGGACTCAGAATACTTAAATCTGCCACCAAATTTGTTCAAATTAGCAGAACCACCATATTCGGTCAAAGATTGAGTTACTTCTGCCTTCAGTTCATTTGCATCATCAAGAATTGCATTGTTATAATAGACACTAGTGTTAAGTTCAATGTACAGAATCTTCAGATCTTCGATTCTTTGGTTAATCCCTGCAATAGTGTAACTTTTGAGTTTGTTAAGAATATTCTGTTTAGTAAAGTCGGACAAAAATGTGCCATTTTTAGGTTTGATGCTCATAACAACAGTTCCAAATTCGGGTGGGTCGAGTTCTTCGCCACCAACTACAGAAATTGACTCTGTATTGGGATAAATCTCTTGTACAATTGCTTCGTAGTCCCTAGGTGTGACCGCTCTGTTCTGCGCGGAGTACTGTCTAGGTGCAAAGTATCGAATAGAGTCAATTGACTCGATATCAGACCCATTACGGGCGGTCTGAACGGTTGTAATTTGAACTACATTCGTAGATCCGATAGAATTGTTGGCATCATTCTGAACATCTCCAGAAAATGCGAAATTTTTACCTTCATTTCCGTCTTTTCCGTCAGTTACGATGTAACTTATAGAAACAGTATCTCCAACTTCTAATTTTGTGCCAAAAAGACCATCACCAAACAGCAATTCGTAAGTTTCGTTCGGTGCTTCTTGGATTAAGAAGATATTTGAGGTAGAAGTTACATCAATAATGTTGTCAACCTTGGCAAATGCTAAACCAGCAGATGCTCCAGACTTCCTAACAGTGACTCTAAGAGTATCAATGTCAACATTTGAGTTTTCGATCAAAAATCTTTGGTCTGTACTACCATTTACGACCCAAGATTTGGTTAAAAGTGTTCCTTGGTAGAGAGTGATGCCAGAAAAAGTCGCTGTGCGCGGCGGATTTGCTCCAGCAACTCCTCCAGCGTCAATTGGACTCGTTACAGTGATGTCTTCTGGGATGGAAAAGACATAAGAAGTATTTTCTACGCCACCAACTGCCACCAAACCCTTCTTCAGGGTGACAGTTGTGCTGTTACCATTGAATTTAAACGGAAAATCAACGATCGCTGTTGCTGCTTTACGCGATCTGGGGACATATCCGATATTTCTTGCAAGAGAAACGACATTTTCTCTTAAAGTTGCCGAATCTAGGAAGGATTCGTTAGCAACCATGTTGCTATTGAATGCCGTCAGGTAAGTATTGTACGCTAAAACATCAATTAAGATCGACATATTCGATCCTTCAAAGTCAAAATCGGAAAATTCCGAGTTAGACCTCAAATAATCCTTGATCGAACTCTTAATTTGATCAAAATTTAGGTTTGTATACTTGAAAGATGGCATTTTTTTACCTAGTTGGTTCTAAAACAAACTCAAATGTCTGTTGAGGGAAATCATCACCAACAATATCATAGGTAATTAAGATATCAAACGCATTATCATCGGGTTGTGGGTTGACTACAACCTTAGTATTTGCTATCCTACCTTCAAAATTCCTCAAAACATCAAAAATTTGTTGAGAAATTAAGTTCGCCGTACCAAAATCAACGAAATCGAACAGCGAACTTGTTACATCAGTGCCAAGAGACTCCTGAAATGGTCTCTCTCCTCCAATTGTTTGAATCAAATTCCTTACAGCACGCTTAATCGCGTTCTCGTTTTTGAGAACTTGAATATCTCCAGTAACAGGATGTGCTTTGAAGGACAAATTAATGTCCTGAAACGCCCGTGAGTTAGTTTCAGGCATGAAATGACACTATATATCGAGATTATTTATAGGGGCTTACCGTAACTAGGCTCAGTGCCATAGTCCCAATCATCATAATCTTCGTCATTTCTGATCTGTTCGTGCAGTAAAGTCTGCCTTTTGAGATCATGTTTGTGATCACCGACCACTTCTCGGAGCAATTTGTCCGATTTTGGGTCTGTAATTAGATATTCCGTACCGTGTGTTTCTCGCATATACTCTCTATCATGATCAGGAACTGGATGATTAGACATTTTAGTCCTCCGAAAGTCCTAAGATAGAACTTTTAGAGGGGTTGCTATCCCTAAAATTTATTTATTGTGACTTCTCTTCTTCAGTTTCCCAAAAATATTCATCAGTATCACCTAGTCTTCCCCATCGTACACCGTTCTCTACTTGGAAATAGTGTGTACTTACCTTAAAGTCAGGTGTCTTTGGATTTTCTGGTGTAATTGACAGGTCATAGATGCGTGTTCTGTTATTAGGATACAAACAGAATTGACCGTTTTCCAACTCAATACAGTTATGTGACTTATGCTCATCAGGCACTTCGCTCACATTGTAGTCTGTAGTGTCTGGATCAGGATGATAATTGTCCAGAGTGAAGCAGTATTCGCCCTTGAGGGATCCGAAATTGCGTGTGCGTACCTCGAAGTCCATTGACCCGATAAACTGCTTCTGGAGGCATCTAACGCCATAGTCCATGCAGTTCCAGAACTGGAGGTTAGGAAGGTCCAGATCGGGCGTCGGCGTTTCGGGGCGCGACAAAAATGCAGAGATCGGGAGTTTGTCAAACATTGCTCCATACTCAGGTAAGTATGTCTCAAAATAAAAAGCACGCCCAGGTATCGATTTGCACGATACCCAGACGCCCTCTACAAACTCACCAAATCCATCTTTAAGATCTCTAAGGTATTCTTTACGAACCCAAACCTTTTGAGAAGGAAGATTGATGATTAATTGACTCATTTTTTACCTTGTCCACGATACCGTTTCCGAGCAGCGTTACGGGATGTTGCTGCGTACTTTGTATGCTGTCCAGATCCTTGCCGAGTTTTTTTGGGGGTCGCCTCGATAAATTGGGTTCCGAGCAACGATTTTTTGACCTTAGCCATTAGTCTCCTTCATTATATGTGAAATGTTATCTGGATGAGGAACGCCAGTCTCATAGAAGGACTGCGCGTACTCATCCATTATATCAAAGAACTCGTCTTCACTTACATCGGTGTGCCTCTCAGCACCATCGACATAGATTGTGTAGACTGTCATCGTATCAGATAACCCGAGTCTTCTCGTGACCAACCCTGATACGAGGATCACACCAGATCTCAAATCCTGCTTCGATCGCGTCGAGACAGAAACTCACATCCTCTCCACACATGTCCTGAACATCGCCAGACTCAAAGACTTGCATCTTGGGAGCGAACCAAGGATACTTCATCTCCTTGTGCTCAAAGACGCCATGCTTGATGAGCACCCATCCGAAACCAGTGTAGTCTACAGTGAAGGGTTTCTTACGCTTCTGCATCGTTTCACCAGTCTCGTGGTTCATGACGCCACCGTTGTTACGGAAGTCGCCTTCATCCAACCAGTGAGCAACAGAGGTAGTACGACCATCCTCAGTCATGTACCAACCAGCAGCAATGTCCTGATCCATCAGAACGAGTTGCAGGAACTTCTCAGTGTTGAAAACAATATCCGAGTCGATCCACAGTTGGTAGTCATACTTCAGTTTGCCGTCCCAGGGAATCTGGTCAGGTCCACGAAGTACATTAGCACCCAAGCACTTACAGCGGGCGAAGTTCACCATGCTGCTGTAGTCTTGAGAGATCTGAATACTTGCGCCCATCTGAACCAAGTCGAAACTCAGTTGAAGGAACGACTTCATGAATTGATATGAGCAACCCCGACCAGGAAG